ATTGTATTGTCCGGTAACAGGGGTTGAGGCAGAATTGATATAACATAACGCTGGTCGTTTCAAATTAAGCATTTGGGTAGAGCCAGCACTTATTGCTTGTTGTATAAAACCAGATATTTCAGGACATCGGAGTTTGTATACTTCATGGACAGTAATAGCAATAGGGCATTGAAATGGATCTGCAACTAGTTGAGATGGAAAATTAGTTAATCCGAATTGATTGGTAGCTGTCGTACAAATAATAGGATCAAGTTCCAATTTAAACATTAGAGAGACAGAAGTGCCTTTAACATTGTAGCCTGTTTTATCAGCGCCACCAGGCCACATAGTATTAAAGTCCATTACAGAATTTGAAGGTCCAGGAAGAGACCATTCATAGGTTTCACCAGGTCCAATATTAATCTTGTGAGTTGAATATGTCCACATTGATCGAAACTCAGGTAGCGCTTTTGGTTCAAAGGATGGATTCAATAAAATATCAGCAACGTCTTGACGAATACCAAATGTTGATCCACCAACCAAATAGCCATTATTTGCGCTATTTAAACCAGATTTAATTGCATCCAACATACAACTAAATGGCAATGCTTCAGGGAATTTACGAGTAGGAGTACATACATATATAGTAATAATTGTACGTCTTTGAGTTGTGTTTTTGATTTTAAATTGAGCATAACATTGTTGAATTGTCAATTTCATATTTTTCTTAGCAGGGGCTGCAGGGGTACCAAGAACTGGCACACCAGTTGTACCCACAGTATTAGTAGTAAAGTTGCCACTTTGCAATTGATAATTGTTAGATTTGAATTTTTTGTTCCAAAGTACAGACGCGGCATCTAATATTTTCAAAGGTGTAAAATAATTAAAATCATAACCGTCTGGTACTATTCCAGCGCCATTAGATTGCATACCTGTCCACCATTGACAAACTCGGCCAGGCATAGTTCGAGTTATAAACGTATTGGTGATTGGATCGCCATATGGACCCAAATCAGATCCATTACGATCAACAATATCGGGAACATCTCGAGCATCAATGGTGTAATTAAATTTAAAATCAATGTAGCCACCGCGGTCAATTATGTAAGTACCCAAAAAGTCCGCGGATTTCATAACTTGCTTGATTTTCTTTCGTAGGTTTTCGCCAACTTTGATAGTAGGTTTGCGCTTGGCCAACACTACCTTTCCAGTTTTCTTAACTGCCACACGATTACCTTGGTTGTTATATAGTCCTCCCATTGTTTTTCCTTTGGTAAACATGGAGCCAATAAAATTTCCAATAGAACCGCCAGCTTTGTATGCAGTGGTTGTCGATTCAACACCACCCGTCATTACAGATAATGTAGCGTCCATTGCACCTCCTACAGTACGACCTACTGTTTCGCCAGTAGTAGCGTACGTAAGGCGGCGAGCGGGGGTAAACATTGAACTACCGCCAGAAGACGTTGAACTATTAGACGATCTTCGGTGGGTCTTATTACGTTTACTAGGCGTATGTGAAGAAACCTGATTTTCTTTATGAATCAATCGTCTCTTAGCATTTCTTTTAGTCATATTTATTTAGGTAGAGTTATCGCCTGACTCGTCGTCTTGTAACCGTCCTACGTCGCAATGGCAAGCGACTTTGTACACGGCGAACAAACCTGCGAGGGACATAACGGCGATTGAGAGGGCGTCGAGTAACGGGTCTACGGCGAGCATACATTATTTTAGTGAAACTCAGTTATATTGAGACGTCTCAATAGAGCTTGTCCAGTTTCTACGTCTGTCTCGGGATACCAGTCTCGGGGATGGAGATTGGACGTGATCCAGATCCTTTCCGCCAAAAGAGGTCTCGAGCTGCCTTTGATTTCCACACGGACCGGATAACGATCCAACCACCTGAGAATGTGTGCCACATCGATTCCTCCTCGGAATTCATCAATGACAACATTGACTTGATTTTGATAACCATCCCAGAATTTGGTTCTTGGGTCTTTACCGTAAGCCTCCAGTGTTGCTTCTTCCCAAGCTCTTCGGCTTTTACCAGTGCCGGTTTTACCCCAGAAGCAGTAGCAAGTTCGTTCAACTCCGACAGGTCTCGCAAAATCGGATGTAATTGCTCGAATTGCAAAATAGCTACGAACTCGTATACCGGGCGGGATTCGGGATATCTCTCCGGAGACGGCGGCGGACCATATGATGTCCCAATCGGGTTTATCATTGAGTCGAATTGGTCGTGCTCCAAGTTCGAATTGGGTTCCGGAGACTCTTGTTTCTTCTTTCCAAACGTACTCAGCTGCTTTTTCAGACCTTGATAGTTCGGCGTGGATGTGTCCAAAGCTGCTAATAATCGAGCGGAGAGAGGCTTTCTTTCTGCAAGCAACGAGCACTTGCCAATGACAGAAGCCACTTGCTCCAATTTCGAGCTGACCTTTGATCCACGCACAAGAGGGGGGCAGATAGGGGGTGAATTCGTGGTGGGGGATTGTAAGCATCCAGAAGATTCCTTGGCGCCGACCATTAGTAATTTTTGCAACGATTGTAAGAGCAGAAAATTTTCATTTTATACTACTGTGGCGCGTTAGTGTAACGTTACACCACGAACTCCGATTTTCCGAGCCCTAACCCTAAATGAGAATGAGAAGTGAGAACCGTGATAGAAGGTAATACAGTCGCTAAAGACGACTAAGTCCTTCTATCATGGGTTGTAACTGAGGGGCCAACAGGTGTAACTGAGGGGCCGTGTCCTACGGGCGCAAGTATCATTGCGGCCGAGCCATTCTGGACCAAGGCCCAGAACTCCACTGACCCTAACCCTCCACGCCAGGCCATCGAGCGCCCTAAGCGCACTCTCTAGGCCTTCCACTAACCCTAACCCTAACCCTATCCCTAACCCTAAAACCCTCAACCCTAACCCTAACCCTTTGGAGAGGGTTAGGGAGGGGTTTCGCTAGGTTATTACTTTTTTTATTAGAAGTAGTCGGACGCAGTAATTGTTGTAGCTGGATTTTCTTCGTCGAATTGTACTCCAACATTGTATTGTCCGGTAACAGGGGTTGAGGCAGAATTGATATAACATAACGCTGGT